ACCAGATAAATCTTTCTTATTAAACATATGCTTGTCCATTATAGAAAATTTACCAGTAGCATCACGACCAAATATCAAAGCTGGATATCCGTCCCACTTAATAGTAACTGTATTAGGATTTGTTACAGTTTTTACAACTGAATCTATAGCACGGTTAGCACCTGATATATCTTGCAAAAATACTAAATCTTCAGGATGATCTAAATGACCTTTATCTTCAAAAACAATGGTCTCTTCAGAAAAATTACTTAACTTATCTCTTAAATAGGCTAAAGACTCAGATAGATTCATAATTAACTCTCTTTGTTCTTCTTGATTGATTTGGAAAACCTAGTCTGATCTTTACCTCTAATAGCACTTAATAACTTCTTCTCTAATAACTCTGCTGTATCTTTATCATAATGCTTGTTCATAGTCTCTATAAGATTAATGGCACTAACAATTATGTTGGTAGCTCTAGATTCAATAATATGAGACATATCACGGTTGCTACCAACCGCTTCTAACTCTTCTAATAAACTACGGGTTTTCCGTTGCATCGAATTATCCATATTGTATTTATTCTTTTTTCAATGAATTCAATAGGGATTTTAACTTAGAGCCTTGTATATCAGCAACTACTCTTTTGATAGGTTCTTCTTGCACTACCGATTGTGGTTTTAATCTATTCATGATATCATTTGCTGAAGGTTGTGGTGGTTTATAACCTTCATCAGGATTTGGATCAGTAATCCTCAATGTCTCAACATTAAATTCTAATTCTATCTTCTGGCCCACACCTGAACTTGAACGGGTTTTCATCAACTGTAATTGATATTGCCCACGCTCACGCATACTGCGGCTAGTGAAAATACCAAAAACATTATCTGCTGTATTGATCTTACTGATACCACCAGAGATGTGACTATGATCAAACTCGATTTCTTCAACCGCCGATCTATTCAATTGACTGGCTGTGACAAACAACACATTCAATTCTTTAGCCAAATTACGCAATTCTTCTGATACATATTTGTCTTTCACAAATAAATCAGATGGACTTACTTTGGCACTAACCGGCATCAATAAGTCCAAATAATCTACACATAAGAAATCAATCCTAGTACCAGTCTGTACTTGCAATTCTTTACAATATGCACGGAGATCATTTACTGTGCTTTGTGCTGGCATATATTTTATACGAAGTTTACCAGCTTTCTTTGCAGCCATTTTGATTTTCATCTCAACATTATCTATATCTTTGAAAATCTCTTTAGAACTAGTATCGGTCATCATCGAATCAATACGCATACTACACAAACCTTCACTTAATTCTAATGTGACATATACACCATTAAGCCCAGCTTGTGACCAATTTACCGCTAAGTTCTGCATGAACAATGATTTACCTGATCCTGAGCCACCAGCAAATATCTGCAATTCACCACGATTGAAACCACCATATAACTTATTATCCATGCTAGGCCATCCAGTACTGTTTTGCCCATTATTGGATTTCAAAGCCATTAACCTTGCTTTAGGATCAGCAAAGTAATCTGTACCCATGTCTCTTTGTAATGAGATTTGAACCGCATCTTTAATCAACTTCTCAACTGGATCAAAATCACCTTTCTCTAATAAATCAGCACTTTTAAGAATCGCTCTTTCTAACTCTTGTCGTTTAGTAAAACCCTCAAACTCTTCCAAAAACCATTCATAATGTCCATCATTTAAATCAGGGATCATCTCAATGTCCATACCACATGTAGCTTTGATCTGTAAAGGATCAGGCATAGAATTATACTTTGTGGTATGCTCAATGATAAAATCTACTGTTGGTTTTAATTTTTTATCAAAATTAGCAGAGTTCATGATGTTCATTACACGGGTATAAAGCTCCGAATTAGTAATGATCATCCTCAAAAACAACATCTGAACATCTATATTATAATCTTTCAATCTTTCTCCTGTTTAATTCAACTTTAACTTTACTTGTAGTTGCCGATTGTAATATACTTAATAAAGTAGGCAACTTTCCATATTTAAGTACCGCATCATTTACATCTTTTACACTAGAATCCCAATTTGGTATGCTAACACTATAACCTAATTCTAATGCACGGTTACATGACTTCAACCCTGTCTTATCTCTATCTGGTACAAAGATTATCTTTCTATTCAGATCGGATAATATACTAGCTTGATCATCATTGATTGTATTATGTGTTAAAGCACAACCATTGATAGATAAAGCATCAAATATTCCCTCTACTAATATACATACTTCCCAATTTGGTTTTTGAAAATCAATACCAAAAACATAACCAGGTTGTTGTTCGTTAATATATTTTGGCGTTTTGTTATCTAAAAATCTACTGGTATGACCTACAATCTTGTTCTTAAATGTATAGGGAATCACTATACGGTTTTTATATCTACCTACACCATTTGGTGTGATCAAAAATGGATAATCACTAGGATTTATCCCTCTAGAGTAAAGATAATCTCTATATTCTTTGTGTTGTGGGTTGTCTATATCAATCAATTCTCCGATCGGTAGGGTATGATCGTTGAATTTTATTTTGCTTTTTTCTTTTTTTATCCTGATATAATCTAATAAATCTTTATGTTGTAGACTTTCTAAACTCCATTTTTGTATTTGGGTTTGATCTATTCCACACCATTCTAAGAACAATTTAGTATTAGAGCTAATGCTTTTCCCTAATGTGAATCCACATTTAAATCCACAATTGAAACAGGCATAGGCCCAATTATCACCATCTTTTTTGATCCCACCTCGTCCTCTACGGTCTGGATTATGTCCGTTATTATGGCAGCATATAGCGTTAAAGCTATACCAACCATTTTGAGTTATTTTTTTCTTACCTGGAACAATAGAAAGAATATCAAACATTCTTAGAGTATAGCATACTTATCAGTGTAAATTCAATTTATCTGGTCAAGATGTTAGTTACTGCACCAGCATTGCTAGTAAATTGCATCCTCACAAATGGATGATAACCAACTACCGTATATCCATAAGTGTCCGAGGTATTAGAATAATCATCGGTTGTTAAAATTGGATACCAATCATTATCTACAATGGTAGAACCTTGGATAGTCACATTGCCATAATATTCTTCAAATTGAGTTTGAATGGTAAGCACACCTGAATTATCGGTATTGAATACGCTTGAATAGTATATATTAGCTTCGGTAGAAGTATAATTTGCAGTATTGGGGAATGGTTGGCCAGTTGGTATTGATATGGTTTGTGAAGGTACAAAGCTTGGTAAGACAGAATTAACGATATTCAAATCACCCCTAGCACCAGCATTTTGATCTACAAAGACTGGATAACCAAATGAATCAACCGGTATCTCTAAAGAATAATAACATTTTTGAGGATCAATATTAAACAAATCGCTTGGTGTGATATATAGAGCAGCAATACCTGTAGCAGGTAATTGTAATGTCAATTCTTTCTGAATCAATACACTAGTGCCTGTATAATTTAAAATCCTACAAGTAATACTTTTCCCAGTGATATCAACTGGTTTTTGTTGTTGGTTCAAAAATTGAAATTGAATCTGATTATCTACACCCCGATGAAGAGTTAATGGTTTGGCGTATTGTGGCATATAGGACCTCGGAGAATTACCTGATAGGAGGATAACTATTTGTCGTTGAACATAATAAAAAACTTGCGTTGAATACACTAAAATATCTCTCCTTGCTATTATTTAGTCTCTAAATATTAAATTATTATTTCGGTAATCTGAGATTAAATATTGTTTATGGTGCAACAAGATTTTTTCAAAAAGTTATCCGAGACTCATCCGTTCATAACGGTTTGTAATTATGCCAATCAAGACTATGTTGGTATAGTTCAAAATAGAGATGATAATGTAACTACCATTTATGATTATGGTGCTATAATAGATCCAATAGAAAAATCTAAATTCTTAGAATTAGGTGAACTATGGTGGTGGGAAAGTAACAGATTGATCCCAATCAACTTATTCTTAAAAGATGATTGGTCTATATTCAAACCATACATAAGGACCTTTACTAATAAAACCTTATTGATTCTACATGGACCGGCATGTAGCTTAACTGAATTACATAAACGCCGTAGCAAACGCCGTAGTA